GAAAAGCTGCTGGTCGCTCAATTCAGTCTGTTGCTTTGCCCATGTGTCTGCTTCTAACGCTAGGCTTGTGCCTGTTCCGATAGTTGCTCCGCTTGCTGCCATTGCTGCTGTCTGCTGCGCTCTAAACCTAGCCTGCTCAGTGACTGCTCGACGTTGGTTCTCTTCGTTCTGTTGCGCCTGACGAATCTGCTCCTGACCAATAGCCTTGTTTTGCGCTTCGGCATTGAGTTCTGCCTGCTTTGCAGCGGTTCTTGATGCCGAATATGCTACACCTGCGCCTGCTGCTGACGTTGCGACTGAGGCGAGGGCAATGATTGTTGCTGTTTCAAGTCCCATAATTTAGATGATGTAATGACATTTTTTGAACATGCGTTGAGATACTATTCCGCCTGCACGTTGAGCTTCAAATTCCATGACAGGATTCATCACAATCTCGAGAAGTGAATAGCCATACCCATTGAGATTGTTGATGATTTTGACCCATGCGCGAATTGTATTCAGAATCAAAGTCCATGCTACCCTCAAATCATTGAGATTAAAGCGTCTTGGCAGGTAAACATGATCAATCTGCACAATGGGAACATCCATCGTTAATGCCGCCCAAGCACACAGAATAGGCTTGTCATCATCGCATGCGAGGAATCCGTGAGGACTCAATAGATTAGGAAGAAGCACGCACCCACGAGCCTTTGCCCAAGACTGCAAGGTTGGAAGGTCATTGTCAGTGATTTTGCGGACAGTGATCATATTATCTTCCAGCCCCCGATGTGCCGTCGATCTCGACATCCAGTATCATGCCGGTGAGATTAAATGGCAGCGGATGCTTCGATGCGATCACGATATCCAAGCAGTTTCCCCAGTCGTGGTTCACAGCGTCAGGCAATGTCTGACCGGTGACATAACCGGTGGTGGTCGCAGTGAGTGATGGTGATACTGGGAACGCATCGATGTTGTCGATATTAATTCGAGTGCTGTAGGTGTAGTCTGCGCCTGACAATCTATTCCAGACCTGACCGTAGAATGAGCGAAACAGTCGGAATGCTGCACGAGCAACTCTCCATCTCCTCATCTGAGCGGTGCCATCACGAAGCTGGATCTCGACTCTGTTCGGGATGATGTATGCAACATAAGGAAGACCGACATTCATTGTAGCATTTGTGGCAGACCCAACAAACGTCACTGTGCTTGCGCCGGCGGTAGCTTCGATTGGTGCTCCGGTAGTAGTCACCGCCGATGTGCCGAGAATGAGTGATCGACTTGTTAGGTTAGCATTAGCTGAAACGGTATAGGTTGTCCCTGTCGAAGTCAGTATGCTGTAGCAATCGCAAAAGAATCCTGCTTTGCCTGTTGAATGTTGCGTGTCTGATGCTGATTGATAGTTCACATCTGATGAAGTAACTGCGGCAATCATGATGGCACCATCAATGGACTCAAGATTGATGGTTCCGCTTTTGCGGTTTGTCAGGAAGATGAGCGAATCTGCTGCGGTCGATGAGGAATAAAGCGTGCAAAGGGACAGAATCTTATCTCCGGTAAATGTCCGGTGCGAATGCCAGGCTGTGACCGAGTTCTCACGATCATAGGTGAATCCACTCCATGAACCATCAGCATGCACGAGCCAAACAATCGGGTCAGGTGACTGCGAGTACGTTATGTATTCAACTGTCGATCTACTTGGGATGTGCTCCGCGAGCAGCATCATGTCTGGCGCAGAGTAACCATCCTTCTCAAAGACGTAGGCAAACTCACGCAAACGGTCGTCTCTCGTCAACCACAGCAGGGAGTCGCCCGAAAGAACAGGCTGATGGTGCGACGAGCCATATCGACTCCACCTGCGAAGTCTAATGTTCGCCGGCGTTAAGGCCGAATCGGTGTCGCCGGTGTCCAACGTCCACTCCTCGCCACTCGTGCCGATGACCATCGTGCGCTTGAATGATGCCAACCACTGGATCTCATTCGCTTGAGTCGCCGCAAGCGTCATGTCAATCGCACTCGTGTCGAGAGCACCGGTCAGGAATGTGTAGAAGTCATCAGTCTGGCTCCCCCAAATGCGTGTTGGCTCAGTTGTCGTCGATGCAAAGAACAACCGCTGATCGTGGAATGCCAATGTGCGAGGATACCCACGAGATACAGAGAATGCTGCCTTCTGCCAGATGGCGAAATCGCTTCCAAGGACTTCGTTCGGAATCAATGAATTCACCGCGAGTTGTGGAACTCCGATAAATTGATATGGTGTCGAGTATGAACTGATCAAAAACGGTATCTTTAGAGCACCATTAACAGGCTCAATAGTCATCTGTGAACCAGTTGCAGAAGCAGCACGAATTGATACCATTCTGTACCAACCACCAGTGTTTGGGGCAGTGCCTGAATAGGATATTGTCCCTTCATAGGCGTGGTTAATAGTCCACTCACGCAGCGAAGTATAGTTGACTTGATCAAGAGATTCTTCAATGCGAATCTGAGTTGTTGTTGGTGCAAAACTAGATTGCCAAGTTGTCCGAAATATGAATTCATTCTGAATAAATACAGATGAACTTGTTGTGTAAGTTGAAGCGATATTGCCAATAATTTCAAAAGCAGTTCTTTTTGTTGAGCTTGGTGAAAGTAACCAGTTTGCGCCTATTTCATCGCTTCCTGATGTTATACTAGAACTACTAATCAGCCTGTAATCAGTAATCTGAAGACCACTGCTTTTGTAGTTTACGCGAACCCATGCTGGAGCAGTGCCATCAGGTGCATTCGCTAAGGTTGCAGCACCTGCTGTGATGCACACATAATTACTTGCTTTGTATTCAGCGATTGCACCAAAGGCATAAGTTGTCCCAAGATTCCACGATGACATGTATGTCGCTTCAGTCCAATCAGCGGTTTTGAATATGGCAGCGGTTGATGTCGTTGCCGATTCATAGACAAAAGTGCGGATGTAGTCAGAACTCGTGGTGACGTAGAATGCTCCTGTTGCAGCACCATAGGTGCCAGTTAAGGTGCTGGCAGAACCAACAAGATCAAAACTGTTAGTTAATACCCCTGAGATGACCCATGTTCCAAGCGCACTCGTCACAGCGACTCCGTAAATTGTCACAGTGTCTCCATTACTCAGCCCGTGCGCGTTAGCAGTAACTCGGTGAAGACCACCAGATGTTGTGATACCTGTAATTGCCTGCGTGAATGGCAGCGTGACAATGTTCCCTTTGGTGTAGGTTGAACTCGTGTTCCAGTCGTCTGCGTTATACAGCAGGCGCATCGTTGTCGCATCCTTTGGCGCATCGAGCACAGGCGCGAAATCAAATGGCACATCGACGAATGTCCACGTTCCATCACTGTTCCTCGTCAAACGCTTTGGATGCTTGGTCGAGCAGGTGAAGAACATCACGTCATTCAATTGGATATAGTGCAGCAATGGGATCTCGGTTGATGTGTAATCAGTCGTGACGGTGGTCACCGAGGTGAATGCGCCGGCAGTGTAGGAGTACACCACAATTGAGTTCACCTTGAAGGCGAGCACAAAGTTCACATCAGTGCTGCGCCTAAACGGGATGACTCTCAAGATACCGCTGTCTGTCACTCCAAACCTTGTGCCTGGACGTTTGAACGCTCCACCGTAGGAACGCACCATGAAGTTTTCCAGCATGCGACATCCGGTTGCATACTTCTCAGAATCTGTCCTCCCATCCATGATCGGTGACATTTCGCCACCGTTGAAGACCGCTTTGATCGTTTGAATCTGTGAACTCATAGTGAATAACCTCCGCGAGAAAGGACAACCTGAGAGTCATCAAACGGAGTGATGCGCCGGCCTTTTCCCTCGTTGGCATCTCGTGACTTCACAGGTGGTGCTGCTGCCTTCGTAAAGAACTGGTGAAGCTCAGTTGCTCGACCACTGCTGCCGGCGGTGTCTGAAGCGATGTATGAGGCAAGCAAATAACTGAATGCGGTTACGAAGTCGGCTGGATAATCAGTAATATCAGTGATGCGCTGGATGTATTTCAGGTTGATCGTCTCGTCATCGCAGAGGATCACGCCTTTTTCGAGCAGGAAGTCGGATCCATCGTCTTCATTCTGCCCACCGTCAGCATTGATCGACAACGGTCGAAGGCAGTCGGCTGGCGGCGTGTGCTGGAAGTCATAGGCGAACTGAGGAATGCCGACAACGCTGCCTGTCGAATTTGTGTAAGTGCCGGCAAAGACCGAGTCGTCCAAAGTGAAATGGTTTCCATCGACGGTGACATACCACTGACCATTTGCAGCGGTAACGCCTTGCACGTCCTTCACATAAACACGATCTCCTGTGGCATAACCATGCCCAGGATGAGTGATCTTAATCAACCCGCCTTCATTAGTCACGGCAGCGCCTGTGAGAGTGTGATAGGTAACGGTCTGTCTCTTTCGTGCCGTTGCAAAGTTCCACGGATGCATTCGCAGTGTCTCATCGAGCGCGGTGTAGACAGGCACAGTTTCTTCAGGATTCCACCATTTACGGAGGCTCACAGCCTGCTGTGTGCTGTCAGTTTTTAGTGCCATCAGTGCTCGTCCACCCAGGTGGGCAATTGCCAGATTCGCGATCTCGGTTGCTGTTGCTGCCATAGTAGTGGGATAATACACAAAAAGCGGAGAAGTGCAACAGCACCGCTCCGCTCTTTGGTCGGTTTTGGATTAGTTCCAGTCGATGTATGCAACGTCGAAGTAGAGCACAACAGAGGGTGTGACCGTATTAGCAGAGGCAATGGTCACGATGACTGGGCTATTGGTGGTGGTGACAGTTGGTGCAAGGTCACCAACGGTTCCTGCAACGGTGGATCCGAATCGGATCGTTCCGCCACTGGTCACCACAATGCCGTCAGCGTAGAGGTCAGCGTTGGTTGAAGTTCCGATGTCGAGTGTCAGCGCGGTGCCAGTAGCAATCGAGGATACAGCCGAACTGCCACGAACAAGAGATGCACCTTTGGGGAGATAGCACAAATTGAAGGTATCGTTCGCAGTCTCGCTGCCAGTGGTGGTGTAGGTGGCGCGGATGAACTTGAGAGTTCCACCGGTGGTTCCAGTCCGGTTAGGACGTTCGGATCCATCGAGCAGAGCAGTAGCTTGATTCGTGAAGAGTGTGGTATCGGTGAGTGCGGCCATATTGGTATTTGATTGAGTTGTTGGACTTTATCGATTTGGTGAATTGTTAAGAAAGGGGCGGTTGTTACACCGCCCCAATCAGTTCAGATGTTACGGGGACTCATCGCAATAGATACGAACAACCTTCTCATTCTCAGTGCGGACGGCACCAAGCATCATGGTCGAGCGAATCTGAAGCGCATGCCGGCGGGTAGGCAGAATGTCCATCTGCACCTTGCGGTCGGACATGGCGAACTTGATTGCGCTCTTGTGGAAGGCAAACACGGAGCGGATGTCAGCAACCGAGGAAACGGTGGCATTGATGAGACGCTGCGAGGACAGGAACTTGAAACCGAGGAAGGTGTCGACCTGACCACTCACAAGTGCCTTGATGCTGTTGAAGTCTTCGCTGGTGACTTCCGTAGTGCGAAGAAGGTCTTGCACCTGTTGAGCACCACAGACGAGCATACGGTCAGAGTTTGGCACTTCAGCCAAATCCATCAGGTATTTGGCTCGACGAAGTTTGCCAATGGTCAGACCGCTCTGCGCGGCGGATCCGGTTTCAACATAGCTGGACGCGATGGAATAGCTGGAGTTGAAAGCATCCGAGGTCGTGCCGTCTTCGCCAATGTAGCGGGTAGCGTCAAAGGCATTGATGATCACGTCATCGATTGCACGGTTGAATGCCATCGCGTGAGACTGGACTTCGTCGCTCGTTGGGAGAACGATGGAACCGAGGAAGTGCTTGTCGAACTCATCGAAGACAGTGACTTTTTCCTTCGGACGCTGGGTGAGCCAGTATTTGGATCCGTCGAATTCACCGTCAGGCGTGTCACCTTTGCGAGTGAGAACGTCCTGAGCTTCGGAATCGTTGATGAGGTTGAACCATTTCTTCTTGCCGGTGAAATCGGCGCGAGTAACGGAATTGAGCAGGCGCGAATCCATCTGCTGGAGAGCCTGGGAGAAAGAGCGTTCGAACTCTGTTGGGTAGAATGTATCAATGGTAGCCATGATTTTGGTGTGATGAGGTGAGATGACCTGTCCGTTGTGGACAGTGTCGGAAGTCGTTGCTTCCAGTGCTCCTCGGTTGCCTTCGTTGAAGACCTCGTAGACCGGCTTTCAGCTTGTCCATTGCTGGGGCTGATTCAGGATATTCTCACAAATGAGAATCAAAGCAAGAACTTTTCTCATTTTTGAGAAAAAGGATCATTGCACATGAGCGGCACATAAGAATCAGGAGTTGTAGTGAAACACTGATTTAACTTGCAAGAAGCGACAAATGCTTCACCTTCAGGTCGAATTCAAATAGGTTTCCCTCTCTGAGAAAGAGTGATCCGACCCATTGGGGAAACCCGCCGAGGCCGACTTTTTCTCAGGAAGTCGGCCTTTTGCGTTCTGGGCATCTCCTGCCTGACATAGTTGGTAGCGTCCCTGAGTGGGCAACGTGGGCCAATGTTGGAGATTCGGCGCACGGTAGAAAGCAGATCAGCCGTGCAAAAGTCTTATCCGAAAGGATAGGCTGCCGCTTGAATCGTTTGACCCGTGTTTACTGAGACAGCCGAGCGGGAAGATTTAAGTGTGCGATGGTGTTCCTAATTCCCGACGAATGAGCAACTCACGCTAGCAGATTCCCAGCAATGGGACTGCTATGCTCCGATGAAACCATCAAACCCTCTGAATGAGTATGCAACGAAAAGGGCCAGGCCGATTAAGACCTGACCCCTGCTCATTCTGAGGACACTAGAGCTAGTGCAAAAACGCCGACACAACTCGGCACCTCAAATCTTATGCGGTCGCAGCACCGTGCAAACGCTGAAGCTGAGACAATGCAGCGGTTTGCTTCTCGATGCCATTCTTTCCTTGGTAATCGTCACTTTTGCGAATGCGATCAGCCTGCTCTTGGTAGGTAGCCGCGACATTGTCACCGCTGACCAGGCCGGAATCTTCGCGCAGGAACTTATCCACAGCCAGTGAGGCGCGAATGAATTCAGGATCCGATGCCAGTTTGCTGGTCTTGATGTCGATGCCGACTGCCAGTGCTCCACGAGCTGCACGCTGCCAGTTATTTGGAGCATCTGCGCCCCATTCAGTATTCAGCCCATCGATCACGCTCTGAATCTGTTGTGCCTGCAACTCAGCCGACTTGGTGACGATGCCACTCAAGTTATCATTGTTGAGGTCAATGAGTTTGTGCAGTGCTTCAGGTGGAATGCCATACTCTGCTGCAATTGCTGCGGCTTTGTTGGCAGTGTCAGCATTCCACTCAATGCCTTCAGGCAGGTTCTCTGGTGCCTTCAGACCGTAGTCTTCAGCTTTCTCAGGCGCACCGGTGATTTTCCTGACTTCAGCGCGATAAGCGGCGATCTGTTCAGGTGTTGCGTTGGCACCTGGGATCTTGATCTCGCGTTTCTCGCTGAATGCCTTTTCGAGCGACTGATATGATGCGCCGAGTTGATCAACCTTTGGCTCACCTTTGGCCTCATCCCAGAACTTGGCTGGAATGTAGTCAGGTCGAGTGACTGTTGATGGCGCAATGTCGGGAGTCGCCGGCGTTGGTGTGATCTGCGTTTCGAGCGCAGTCGTTTCTGTGGTCGTTGTTGTTGTGTCCATGATGTTATTTGACGTTGATTTCTTTCCACTGGTTGAATTCACTTGGCCCGTAAGTGTTGACGAACCGAAGCTGAAACTGCTGCTGATTCTCGTAGTAGTTACCGAATCCGCTAGTGTCCCAGCGTGATGGAGCAGGCTCTTGAACTGACAACGATTCGTTGTCGGTTGGTTCCTCGGTTGGTTCCTCAGGCCATGGCTTAGTAATGACCACTTTCAGGTTAGGGTTTGCCGCAATGTCTCGGATTTGTCCCAAGATGCGCCCGCTGATCTTCTCACCGGCGATGATTGTGTCATTGACGATGCGACCGATGAACTCGTCATCGCGCATCACTTTGTTGTCTTCTGTGATTGTGATCATGTTGTTATAGCTGTTCTGTTGGTTTCTCTGGTTTATCGTCGTAACGGGAAAGGTATGTGTCGAGTAGCCACCTGACGTGCGCTTTGCTGCCATCTGACAAGCCGGCTTTGATCGCATCAGCACCGTTGGACTGCGTGAAAACGGTCGAGAACACGCCGCCGCATGTCTGATTCATCCACCGGAACACGAGTTGAAAGTCCTCGTTAGAGAACAGGCGAATGACAGCACCTTCGATTGATGCTTTTTCGTCACCGGTGAGAGGTGAGAGCAGTTGTGTTATTGGTGTTTCCATTCAGTTGTTCACATCATTGCCTGGGCGACCTCTTTGGCTTTATCCACGCCTCCGATATCCTTTACGGCACCTGCCATCTGTTGCGCCATTGCCATCTGTTGCTGAGCCTGCATTGCCTGAGCGCGGCCTTGACGAATTGCATCGACCTCCTCTTGAGGACGCAGGAAGGAAGGATCCACGCCGGCAAGCCTTGAGCTTTCACGAATGAACCATGACGGGTTGATTTCATCGATGATCTCAGGAAACACTGGAGCAAGTGATGCGATCTTCTGAACCATCGTGTCAGCAGCACGCAGCGACAGTCCACGCAGAGCGAGTGCCAGCCGATTTGTCATCGTGATCACAGGATTCGGCACCTGGACAAGATTCGGCCCGATCTGTTGCACAGCTTCAGCAGGAGGAGGAGGAAGCATTCCATTCTCAGCCCACGATTCAAATAAGCGAATCATCATTGGCTGGATCGTATCGGTCGTGTCGCGATCAAACGCAGGGCTGATGGCATCCAGCTTCTCACCGGCAAGTTGGTTTGCTTCAAATGCCGTCATTTCACGATTGTTCGCAGCGTTCATGCTAAACATTTGGAACATGTCGAGATGGCATCGCCGGCGGATCATGTCCTGGCGCATTTTGACGCGCTCCATTGCCATCGACCAGTCGCCACTGACTGGCAGCGGATAGATGGAATCAGGATTCAAGCCTGCGCCATAGTAGTTCATGGCTCGTGCGGATGTCTTCAGCGTGCCTTCAAACGTGTCTGGCACCATCATTGGCGGGAACACTGACTTCTCAGCGTAAACATCCATCATCTTCTGCATGAAATTCAACTGACGTGACTCAGGCAGAATCGAGAATCCTGGGCCGTATCCCCAAACGTCACCAACGTCGAGAGCATCCCACTTCAGGAACCGTCCAACGTGGAACGGGAATGAGTCAAAGCCACCTTCCTGAACGATTTTTTGACTATCCTTTTCGACATAAGCAGAGACGAACGCTTTCTTCATGCCTGCTGCCATTCCGAGATCATTCCCGCGCTCACTGACTGGTCGAGGTTCGACGATATGAATGAAGGTGAACTTCTTGTCGGAGTTGTTGTCGCATGCCTCCCTGACTGCTAGTGGCAATTCATCTTTTCCGAACTTAGCTTCAGCCTGTCGAGCAGTCAGATCGAACTCACGCATGACGCAGTTCGCCATGCCGTTGTGATCAGTGTCGAAGACATACGAGCCGATCTTGATCTTCTCAAACCGAGTCTGGTTGTCGGGCGTGACCTGCGAGAACAAGCAGGATGTTCCAAAGCCCCAAAGGTCAAAGAGCGACTCGTGCCGCTCAGCGTAAAAATTGCTGTTTGCGATGTATTCGGACGCGAGCATCGAGCACTCACGCAGCCAGTTCTTGACGGCATCGTTATCGCGGAACTTGAGGATCGGCGTGAACTCCATCCACGGCTGCGTTTTGTCGGTCGTCCATGACATGTAACCGGCAACTGCACGCTCGATGGCATCCATGCCGGTGATGTCGTAGAGTCGAGCATCACGTTGATTCGCAGGCGTGTAGTCTTTCTGTGTAACGCCAGCCTTTCGAGTAAAGATGTGCTCCGCAATCTCCTGCCAGGAAGTGTCCCAAATAGCACGAGCATCTCTCAGCGAGTTGTAACGCTTGAGCCACCTAGCAGTGCGATCATTGCCCTCGATGTAGTCGCTCATGTGGTCAGTATTTAGCCTTCATGGTCTTCACAGGCGCCACCGGCATAACCGGATTAGGTTGCATCGCAGGAGGAGCGACAGCGCCGAGTCCAGCAGCGGATCCGAGTGCAGTCTGAGCACCAAGAGCGTTGGGTGATCGGGTAGATGCCAGACCTTTGCGACGACCAGCAGCGATCAATGCCTGCTCACCTTGAGCCGCATCAGCGCGAACAGGTGCCGCCGCAGCAGGTGGTGACGGTGGTGCTTTAGCTTTGCCGCCCATGAATGCCTCCTTTGTGGTTTCTCATTTTTGATAATCATCTCAAAAGTGAGAAAGCGCAAGGCATTTCACATTCCCAGCCGAATTCTGAGCCGCTGATAGTCCAGCCAGTAGACGTGACCTTCGTTCTCTCGACAGTATCCAATCCACTTTCGACCGGTCGGATTTGGGTCAAGACGAGCCAGTTCAGCTAGATTCCCGACTGCCAGCACAACGAAATAAGCCAGATCTTGCCGCGACTCACCGAACTCACGATAGACATCATTGGCGATGATGAATGACTCGCTGTTGCTGTAAATGTAACCGCAATGTAACGCATCAGTAACGAGTTCCTCAAAGCACATTCCAAGGTCAGCGGCGACCTTTCGTGCGTAATCCGCCGGTGATGGGTCAGTTGGTGTCTTGCACATCGCTGCGTCTACGGTTTGAGGTTGCCTGTCCTGGGCCGGCGTGAATCAGCCCCATCTTGTCAGCTTCAGCCATTGTCCTGATGCCATCAGCAACGTGTGAAGCCCAAGTATGCAGCGGCACATTACGGACGATGCCTGACGATGTATCTGATGCCATCTCGTATGCCTTGATCCCTTTGACCCCAGTCTCACAGGCAGGCAGTCGCCACTCAAAGCTGGGCATCAGTTCGCGGACGTAGCCAATACCCTGCCAATAATCGGGGATCACCGGCACAACGACCATCGACCGGAACCCAGCAGCAGCAGCATCAGACTCAAAAGTGAACCCATTGCGCTGCGTTTGCCTTGCATCGTGCGGAAGGTAGTGCCGGCCATAGTTGTAGCCTTTCGCGCTCATGTGGGCAAACCGCTCGATGATGGTCAGATCAAGCCCAATGTCGCAATCAATCCATCTCCACCGGCCAAACGCCAGCCTCTGACCATACCAGACCACTGTGTTGCGCGGCCCACCCAAGTCCCAGAATGTATGCACCGGCGACCTACCGTCGATTGGGAACTCACCAATGCGCTGCTCTGCCAGTGCCTTGCTCATCTCGCGACCGTAGATGGCATTCTCGTTGCTGACCGAGAAGTCACAATAGAACTCCTGTCTGATGAGTGCCTCGCTCATGCCTGACTTGCGCTCCTCATCGATCTGCTCAAGCGAAATGGCACCGGTGTCCTCGACCGTCATGACCTG